GATGTTCATTTATATCTTTATATATAATACGAACAATATATTCTGTACCAACGACTGGAGTCATACCTGTCAAAGTCAAAGAACTTGTTTGTTCTGACTTAGCGCTGTATGATATACCACTATACTCCTTGACTTTAGACCCTTCAATGGGATCAGAGACAATTACTTCTCTTACACCTGATAAAGAACCAACATCAAAAGTAGTGCCAGTACCTTGAGCAATATAGATAACGTCAGAATCAGCAATGGTTGCACCTGCAGCCAATACTTTCATGTTTTTATCTAATACTACTATTTCACCATCGGCCAGTGCATTTGCTCCATCAGCAAAACCCACAACATCTTCACCTGCTGTGACTCCGCTTGAACGGTCAATATCCTTACCGATTAATAAACTCGTTACCCTTTTTAACATAATTTAAAAATTTAAAATTAATAATTATTCCATCATTGCAACTTCCGCAGAGTGGGTTTTATACCTTGGTTGTTCGATGTTTTCTAACAGCATATTAACTGTCATGTCAACTATCTCACTATGGGTATGCTCTGGGAGATCACAATCAATTGGAGTATCCGCATCAAAATCAACTGTTGCAGGTACTCTTAAATACGTTAGATAATAATTACTCAACGTATATTGCCCATCCGTTATTAATATAACATTATATTCATAAAATAACCTCAGGGGTTTCGCACTATTATAATGCAAAATATGTTCAGAATAAGGATTGTCAATTGCCTCTCTATACTCATCATGAGTACATTGTACTACACCCACTCTTTTTTCCTCGCCATTTATAGTAGCTAAAGCCTCTTCGCTTATTGTAAATAGATAATCTGAAGGCCAGTCGTTTTCTTCATCATCTACTATATATGCATTTGGGAATTCAACACTGCGGGCATATAATATTAAATCTGTACTTTTAACTAAAGTACGAAGATCATCAATCCTTTTCTGTGTTTGTTCAAAAGACTCCTTTTTTACATTAACACCACTATATCTAGTTTTAACAAAACGTTCAATAGCCTTATTTAACCAGTGGTCTAATTCCTCTGATTCAAAAGAAGGTACTTCTAGGGCAGATGTTTTATCTAACCCTAGTCGTACAGCATTATGCATTTCGGTTATAGTCATTACTTCTTAGTAGTCTTCTTTGTAGTTTTCTTAACTTCAGGCTTATCTTCTATTTCTGAAATTTCACTCTCATCCATAGGTCTAGAAACTTCTTTCTTTTTGGGTTGTTCTAAAGTTTCCTCTTTTTCAACTCTATTAGATAAACCTTCTTTTGCTTTTATTTCAGAAATGATAGTTAATCGAAGTTCTTGATTTTTTGGTTGCTCTAAATAAATAATTGCATCCTCTAAACCATGTCCAATAACCTCTGTGCCATAAGTATACTGTCTCTTATTTCTACGAATAATATTTTCAGCAACTGCACGTTCGATGAGATATTGTGTTTCCCTTGATTGGTTGTTAACCCACCTATCAAGAAAACCTTGTGGATTACCCTCAACTATTTCAAATAAGGTATTTTCTACCATTTCTCCAGACAAACTTTCACCACGCTTACCATATATTCTCAATGCTTTACGCATGTCTTCTGTGGACATTTTATCAAGCTCTCTAATTGCTTGACGTTTTGATTTATTATGAACATTTGCTTTTCTAGCTTCTTCTGTTTCATTTATTAAAGCAAAATTAGCAGTAGCTTTGTGTTCAAACATTGATTCTTTTACTCGTTTGTGGCTTTTAAGGAAAAGATATTTGAGTTCATCCATTGGATCTTCTGTCTCTAGATGGATATCTTTACCACTTGTCCTTATGAAGAATGTTTTCCAAAAATCTGAATTTGGACTTAATTCTAAATCTAATTTCTTACCAAGTCTTTCAGCATCTCCATCAGTAAGACCAGTATATAATCTACCTGATCTTGTGAAATATGATGCCAAATCTTCATGGCAATTTCTATACTTACTAATTCCTGACCATGCGTCTTTCATTAATGGTCGTAATATTACTTTCATTCTTCCTCGATTTTAATCGGTTTAATAATACAGGAAACCCAGGGATGGAGCTCTTCACAAAGCCCCATTACCCTGTATGGTTAATCCCGTTTTAAATTTACTCGGCATCGCAAATTAATTCTCCACTAGTTGTTGGATCAGCCAGCATAATTCCTTGTTCTGAAAGGAAGTGTACTGAATAACCATCCTTAGCATTAGATCTAAGAACACTAATAGATTTTGCATGTCCTGCACCAGGAGCTACAGAACCACCAGTGTACCACATAACCATTTCACGGTCTTTGCGGACAACTTTACGTAGATTACTTTGACCATCCTTATTGGAAATGTCAAGCATTGTCATACGATATGATTCAAGCGGTTTACCTGAAATTGGATGTAGTTTCCTGTTATGTACAGTGTTATCATAAAGCGGGAAGTGCTTAAGCGTAAGCTCAATACCATTCAACCCTTTATATGTAGTAAACTGTCCACCAAGTGTAAGATCTTGACCACTACCATTAACAAACTTGCTGTCAACGAGAGTATATCCAGATGCCTTTTCTCTAAGTACTCTATCAAATTCCCTCATTCCCATTTCACCAGTAAGAGCAATAAATTTACGCTCACCGAATCCACGAAGGTTATAAGAAAGATCACTCAAGAAAGTATCCAGAAGATCAAGAGTCAAAGTTGTATAATAACGTCTGTTAGCAGGAGCAATTTGCTGAAGAAGCCCAGCTCCAATATAAACAGGACGACCGTTTGTACCTTTCAATGCAACACTACCATCAGTCTTAGCATTATACTTGGAATACATAGTCATCATGTCAATACGTTCATACCACTGACGCATTGCAATCCACTCCTGATAATCAGCCCAATAGTAAGAAGACTTACCTGAAACTGGCTCACGAAGTTGAACAACCATTACACTAGAAACAGCACTACCAGTAATATCATAACTTGCACGCATTGTAGTCAAGTGATTACGCAGCATGAAAGGAGTCTGATAATTGAAGATATCAGCTTCTTCACTACCTTCTTCATAAGCAGAAGCGAGCCTACTTACTTGTTTTCCAGAAGCTAAGAGTGAATCATCAATATAAGATTCCGCTTTACCATCTGCTACTACTACAGTATATACGAATGCATTACCATCTTGATAAGGTTCGCCTACTACTCTAGCTTGATATTCTTTGTCATCAAATACGATGACTGCTCCAGGACCAAACCATTTTTCACCAACCCAGATTTGGATAGGTGTTTGGTTAATACCACAAAGATCTCCTGAACTGATAGAGTTACCTTGCCATTTTGCATCTAGAATACTGATAGCCTTGTCATGTTCAATCATAACACGCCATTCGTATTCACGATTCTCAATGGTCATAGTTTTACCAAGTCCGTTAGTGATAAAGTCAATAACATTACCTTGGTTGAAGTAACCCATCAAATATGAAATAACTGGTGATACCTCATGTGGTTTAGTCATAAGAGCGTTGGTCAGCATATTCTCATCTACAAGGTCACTGAACCACTTTGTGCGGTAAAGTTGTAGTTGATTAACTGAATTGTTTTCTTGTGCCATTACTCTAATAAATATTAATTAATAAATAAAAATTTTACATAACCCCTATTTTCTTGCCTAAACTCTTTATATCTACTGTGTTATTTCCACCTTGGCTCTTTTTAATCTTATTTGGCCCTTTATTATTTTGTAGTTTTTTCTGTAGACTTTTCAGGCTATCTGATGACCCTTGTTTCCTAGCTCTATCTAGAAGGGCATCTTTGTTCTTAGTAAAGTATGCTGATTCCAATAAATTATTAACATCAGAAAGATAATCCTTCTGATATTTTGTCATTCCATCTGGACCAGCCTCTAAGATGTAATCTCGGAGTTCTTTTTTCTCTTTCTCAGATATAGTAATTCCTTTAATGTCTGATAATTCTTTTATATTTTCTTCTACGTCAGATACAAACTTTTGTTGCTGTTCTTCCATAAGTTGAGCCTGTTTTTGTTGCTCTTCTAATAGCTCTTTACTTGTTTTCTCTTCATGCTCTTTGACTAATTCAAAGGCTTCTTCTGCTTCCTCTGCAAGTACACCAGCATCCTCATACCTTTTTATACGTTTTTCTATGATAGAATCTTTTATACCTTGATTCTTTAAATTCTGTCTAACCACTCTTTTCTGGTCAGTTTCCTCTTCTAAATCAATACTTTTAGAATCTACTCCCTTTTGGTAAGTTTCTTCATAGAATTTTCTAATATCCCCACCATTCTTTACATATTCATCTAGTTGCTTAATATCATCACTAGCATAGTCAGGTGCGGAGTT